CATTTTGCGCGTGTCTTATAGGCTTCATAGTCCTCGGTCGTTTGATCCTTCAGTGACGGCAAATATCGCGTTCCGGCGGCCTTTACCGCGTCGTTCCCGGCGACGGTATCACGGCAGCGCTGCCATTTTGTAGCCATTGCATCATATTCGGGGTGCGTCTTACTGACTTGGCTTTTCGTTTCCATGTTTTCTCCTTATATTCCGACGATTTTCAATCTGCTCATTGGCCGAATGATCGGCATTTCATAAGCGATAAAATAAGAAAATGCCTCGTTCATATGGTCAAAGCCGGTTGTTTTATCCGGCTCCCCGTTGTCATCATAGGCCTGCTGTTCAAGGCAGCGGGCCAGCGTGGGGCATTCTTTCGCGTTGACCCATAGCTTCCCATTCTCGAACGCCTTATTTGCCGCCAGGACACGATCCTTGACGGAGGGGTTTGACGGATTCGCCCGCACTGTGAAGCCCGCCTGCGTAAGCAGGGAAATGTCGGACTTCGAGGCGTCAACGGTCTTTCGGCTCCCACCGCTTGCGTCCGGGTAAACGATGATCCGGTGCGCCTTTTCTTGCCAGCGTTCCTTCACGATCTTAATCAGCGCCGGTGTGTCAAATACGTCCTTCAGCTCCGCAACGGCATGATAACCGTTCGCCCGCTGAACGATAACGGCGGAGGCCATTTTCCCCACGTTGAAATCCTGGCCGATCATCAACGGTTCTCCGTCCTGAATTGTCTCCGTGGAGTTGTGAGCGTTCCGGTTGTACGCATAAAAGACGGTTCCACTTGTTAGGTTAACAAACCGCCCCATCAAATAGGCTTCAATCAGCTCTTTCGGGTAGGCTTCAAGCAGTGAAGGGATATAATCGGCGGGCAAATGTTTTGCGTTCTCATAAGTGGAGGCCTGAACCAGCGCGTGTGTTTTTGTCAATTCCGGGTTGTCCTGTAACGCCTGAACGAATTTCTTATGGCAAAAGCGGAAACCCTCTGGCGTGGTCGCAACGTCAATGCCGTTCTTCACCCCCGGTATGTTGTAACGCAGGCGGGCAATGATCTTATTCCATGCCTCTTCCGCTTTGTTTGTCGGCAGCGTGTCGAGTTCATCAATCAGCGCATTGCCGATTTTAAAGCCGATGATGTTTCCCGGCTTGTCCATTGACCGGCAAATCGTTGTCCCCCGGTATTGACGCCCGGAAAAGAAATGCACCTCGTGGGTTCCTGTTTTGATTTCAAGTCGCAGGCCGTGGCGCTCCGCCACCTCTTCGATGGTCGGGTAGAAAATATCCCGGATCATGGGATAAGTCGGCGCAAAATAACCCTGGTTGACGCCGGGGTGCTGGGCGAAACGCTCGCACATAGAAATGCAACCGGTATAGGTCTTGCTGCTTCCAAAGCCACCGACAAACGCTCGGAATTTATGCTTCAAGGGCATAAACCGGCATTGTGGGCCATTGAGTTTAATTTTCCGTTCCGTCTGTTCTTGCATCTTCAAATTCATACCTTATCGGGATCGGCCCCACTGCGCTTTCATCATCCGCCAGGGGCGTGTCCCTCATATCGAGGTTGTTTTTCGCGTGGAATATCCAAACAGCCGCGTTTTTTTTGGCTAACTCAAACCCGGCACGTCGCAGGCTGATTTTGCCGACAATGCGCTTTTTGGCGAATACATGGGAAAATGTTTCCCCATAGGTTTCCTTGCACCAGCGTTCAAGGGTCTTGTGTGTAATACCGAAAAACTCATTGATCTCTTCAAGTGTGCATTGAAGTGCGCACAAGTTCTCAAAGTTTTTTTGGTCAATCTGTTTTTTCGGTCGTCCCATCTTCGCCATGCTTCATCATCCCATCCCAAAAAATGTTGTCAAGAACTGTTTTGCTACAGCCTGCCTGATATCCACCCGCCGGCAGTTCACCGCGTCGTAAAAACTCATGCTCTCCGAGGTTTGACGTTGATTCCGATTTCAATCGCAATGTCGCGCAGGGTTTTATTCGGCATTTGTGTTTGTCCGCTCCCCTCCTACGTGTTCACATTCTTACACAAATCCTCTTACTATGTCAACAGGTAGTGTCTCAGTTTGAAAGAAAGAAATATTTCTTGCATATTTTCTTAGATGCTTTACAACACATTGCATATTTTTTTCTTCTAAAGAAAAAGGGGGGAAGATCATGGCTTCAATGGTAGACCTGAGCCTGCCACCCCTGATCCGCTCGACTGCTACGGGTGCACCCCGTCGTGTGTCGATGGTTGAGATGCTGGGCTTGAGCGTGGTCAGGCGTGGCGTCATATCAAGCCAGCCTCTGCTATCTGTTTCCGTTCATCATGGCCAAGGCAAACAACCTGATCTCGCCCATGAAATCCCTTTAAATCGTTTGATGTTTCGCATATTCCCGGCAAATACTTAACCTTTGCTTCTCTTCCCTGCATAATTCCATAAAGCCGTTCAAATTCGCGCTGTTTCCACTTCAATTCATCTTCCAGCCAATCTCCTGTTGCTGGCCATCCGCCCATGAATTCGAGCACGCTGTTGATGACCGGATCACCGAAGTTGACGCTCTGGTATGGGCCTATCCTCTTGATTGCATTGACAACCTCAATCCATGCCATCGTTGCCTGATCCTGCTTCTTTCCTCTCAGTATTTCGATAAATTCAGCTGGCTTTGGAAAGAACTTGCAATCATAAACAAGCTCTTTAAATGCCCTTTCACAATCTTCATCGTCGAAAGGCTCCAATACTTTCCAGTAAAGGTCAGAAAGAAGCTGCGTTAATCTCTTATCGTGGATCTCACAAAGTACCGTCATAAATTCCTTGAACTTAACTGCATCTTTCACTTGGCGGCCTCCAATTTTGCAGAACTCCGATATTGTGCCGGGTCGTAGTAGATACGGCGCTGGACATTGGGTCTATTTCTACATCCTGATCTAACCACCTCTGGCCATTCAACCACGTGGCGGGGTGGGGAATGTAACGGCCATCATCCTTTGACCAGTCTTCCGATTTCTTGGCTTTGTCGATAGCGGTAAGTATGGCTTCGAGAAGCGTTTCGTCGGGGTTGATCCTGGTGAAGGCTTTAACAGCGTCCTTTTTCGCTTTCTTCTTCGGGTATGCTGCCCAAAACTTTTCAAATCCGTCGGGGTTTGCAGGCTTCACGAAACGTGGTTTCGTGGTTAGGGGTGTAGGGTAAGAGGTATGGGGTAAGAGGTATTCAGTAAGAGGCAGTTTTTGTACCATGCTTGCACCGTGCTCGTTAGGTGCCGGTATGATACTTGTAGCTTCTTTTATGTTACAGTTTTGATGCTTTGTAAATGTTGGAATTGATAAGTAATTGGCTCCGTCAATAGAATATACGATGATGAATCCGGTCTGCAAAAGTTGGTTAAGAAGCACGTCAATTTTACAGTCGTCGTACGGCAAGATTTCTGCTTTGATGCGCTTTGGCCTAAACTCTAACCGTCCTTCGCGGTCTGCCATGCACCAAAGACCTGCAAAAAGCACCCTTGCCAGAGGGTCACATTCGGCAAGGATCTCGTTCTTAAAGAAGCCGGGCTTGATATTCCTCGATCTCACCTAATCACCTTATCCGTTATCCTGTGTATGATTTCCCACTGTTTGCCCGATATTTGCGTATTGACCCCAAACATATCGAACCTGTTGAACAGATCCCGGCAAAAGTCGCGCTCCCAATCGGTCAGCCTGGGATGCGCCATGTATTGCCGCAGCCGTTCAATCCACTTTGATTCGCAGTCGGTCAGGGGCTTATTCATCTTATCAAAAACCTGTCTCCCAGCCCTAATTTTTCAATCACGGTGTCCAGGTCATAGGCCACAAACCCAATTCCTCCGGCCTCATTTACCCGGCGAATGAATTCCAGTTGCGCCGATGACGCGACACCCTTCCCCGCCTTTAACTCAATGGCGATAAATCGGCCCTTGTAGCAGCCGATGATGTCACTGATACCCGGTTCGCTCATGGGCCCCTGCCATGCTTTATAATGCAGAATACCGGCGACGTTCAGTAGGCGCCGGACGCTTTTGGTTAATAATCCCTCAGGTGTCGGTTTTTTAAAAGCCCTAACGCCCATTATAAATCCCCTGCAATACTTTAACTATTGATTGTAACGCTCCGATAAATGAAACGAACATGAGACACAAGAACCCGGCAAGCGCCCCAATAAGGACAGCAATGACGACAAAAGGAAAGAGGATGAATTTGAAGGCGTCGGTGATTTCGGCTCCCATCGTTCCCCGATCCTTACAAATCCCCTTCTCTCCGCCTCACCTGAAAAACTCCTTAAAATCCGGATGCTCGGTCAGCTTCATGGCCTCCAATTTCCCCTTGATTTCCCTGAGCTGCTTTTCCGGGTCCGGGGGGCTTCATCGGTCTTTTTGCGCCCTCCCCTGTCTGGTGAAAAGTTCTCTCAGGTCCGGCCTGAGGTCCAGGGCCTTGATTGATTTGCTCTTTCAGCTTCAAAAGTTTGTCATACTTATCCGCGCCGGGATTCTTGATCTTCCCGGTCTCGTACATGGAGAGACTGACCCGGCTACACCCGATCATTTCGGCAAATTCCTCTTGGGATTTGCCGTAAGCAAGGCGCGTTGATTTAAAGGTTTCTGATATGTTGGTTTGCATGTTAAACATTATAGACAAAAGGTTTTGCTAATGCAAGAAAAAAATGCAAATAGTTTTGTTGATCCAGAAATGACTAAGAGGCTTGCCAGCGCAATAAAGGAAAAATATAAATCAAAATCAAAGTTTGCCAAGCTAATAGGGGCCTCTTATGAAGCTGTCAGGTTATGGTGTGACGGACAATCAAAGCCAAATACCTTAAGCTGTCAAGCATTATATTCAGTTTAAACGAAATATCTCCCCGGGCACCATAATCATATATAATCAAATGTTTACCATGTTTATGGTGTCTTTTTCCCCTGCTCTACCAAATAATTATAATTGGAAGTTTTGCCACTATGCGGCTGTGCGGGGATCGGAATAAAAAGAGACATTTGTAAATAATACTTGACAGACACAATACCTTTTGCTATTCTCCCTACTCAGAAAGCAACACACCCCAAACCTTCCCGGCCATCGCAAGGGCCGCGACTCCCGCAGAGGGGGCAGAGCCGCACAGGGCCGGGTTCAGGGTCGGAGGCTACGGGCCTCCGGGTAGTAAGGGTAAAAGAATAAGGAACAGTAGTAAGGCCAGGAACCCCGCGCCCGGCGGGTAATCCGGGCAAGGAGGGAGCCGTGGAAAAGCGGGTCGAGAGGTTCATGTCGTTCATCGACCGAACCAGTGTGGTGCTGGCGGCGGTCGCTATTGCCGGGGCCATCCTGTTCATCATCGGTCCGGCCTTGTGGACCGTGTGGAGGTAATGCCATGTGTTACACGGGATCATGCCCCTACGAGGGGCGCGGCGGTGGCTGCAATCTCCATCATCGGTATGATGCCGGGCGTGTCCCTGCGGACGCCTGGTGCAGCGAGGAGAATTTTGAGGAGGAGGAAGGGATGAAGATACAAGAGGCAGACGCGAGGCTGGCGGAGCTATTCCCCGGACGCTATCGCAGCGTCCGCTACAAACTGACGACGTTCGATGATGGCGAGATGCAGACCGAGTGCGGCGTCTATGTCGATGGGGAAAACTGGCATACCGCCCCGACCTTCCAGGGGGCCATTGACCTGCTGACCAAGGCGACGGAGGAACCCCAGGAGGTGGCCGCATGAACAGACTCATTGTTTGGTTCCTGCAGAAGTTCCCGGCCCCGGATCGGCGGGCCATCTACCGGGCCGCCCTGGGCGACCTGAACCATGTCCGCCGGCGGGAATTCCTGATGCGGCTCATCGCGGAGGAATACGGGTATGATTGCCATATCCACAAAAATCCCCGCCGCCCCAACCACGCCGTGTCGGGGGTAGATGAATGAGGCGCGACGGTGACCGTTGCGACTGGCGCTGGTATCTGCTGGTGCTGGCGGTGCTGGCGGCCTTATGGACCATCCTGGCCTGGGCGGCCTACGGTATCTACGCCTACCTCAACCCTCCTGTGTGCAGAGGTGGGGTGGTGTCCGACGAGATCAAGGCCAAGATGCGCTGTCATGGCGTAGAGGTGGCCTATGAGGATTGGGGGGAAGGGAAAAGATATTGAACTGGCCCTCAGTAACAAGCGTTTTAAATCCCTTTGCTGATTTTTCTCATGTCCCGCCCGACCGCCTGGAACATGCCGCAGCCAGAGGAACAAAGGTGCATGATCTTTGCGCCCGGATCGCCCGCGGGGAGTATGTCATTGACCTGGACCCGGAGACAGCCGGCTATACCGCCAGCTTCATGGCCTGGTGGGCACGCTGCGCCGCCGAAGCATTACTTATTGAGGAACGCCTTATTGATGAAGCCCTGGGCTTCCATGGACAGCCTGATTTGATTGTTCGGCTCAAGCACGGGGAAATCGCCCTTATTGACCTCAAAACTCCCGTTACGAATCAACGGTTATGGTTATTACAAATCGCCGCATATCGTCATTTGTGCGTCCAGGCGGGCCATAAAATTGATAAGGCTGGGACGTTGCAACTGTCGCCGGAAGGGAAAACCGCCCGGATGAAATGGGCGGATGACAGCGCCAGGGATTTCAATGTTTTCCTGTCGGCGCTGAATTGTTACCGATATTTCAATAATTGAAGGGAGGAACATGAATCATGAACTTTGGGGCAGCATTAAAACAGGAATACCCGGAGCCGGGAGACAAGATCACGGTCGTTGATACCGTACCCGTTCCCGCGCCTGTGCTTACCATGGCGGCCGTCCGTGGTCAATTCGCGGAATACCTGATCAGGGTACAGGGGATGGTCCGGGACGCGGAATCTCTGGAAGTCACCGATGAGGACCGGCTTAAATTCGCCGTGGCCCTGGGTGGTGAAGCGGCAAAGATCACTAAGAGGATCGATGCGAAACGGAAAGAGGTCACGGCCGAGGCGTCCGACTTTGTGAAATCCGTCAATGGATTCTGCAAGGATTATACGGACCGCCTGGGCGAAGTGGTGATGATCACAAAAAACAAGATCGGCGTCTATAAGCATCAACAGGAATTGGAACGCCGGAAGCAAGAGGAAGCCGCCCGGAAGGCCGCCCAGGAGTTTCAAGAAAAGCTCCGCCTGGAAGCGGAAGAGGCCAACCGGAAGGCCAGGGAGGAAGCCGCCCGGAAGGCGGAAGAGGAAACCCGCGTACGGCTGGCAAAAGAGGCCGAGGAACGGGCAAAGCAGGAAGCGGAAAGCCAGGCAGAGGCCGAGGAACGGGCAAAGCAGGAAGCGGAAGAGATCGAGGCGGCCCGCAAGAAGGCCGAAGAGGAAGCGGCAAAGCATGAGATTCAGGCCCCGGTCGTCACGGCCCCGGTCATCCCGGTAAAGGGAAAAGTCACCCGGACGGAAACCGGCGCCGCGGCCCATGAGCGGAAGGCCTGGAAAGCGGAAGTGATCAACGAGGCGGAGATCCCGCGGGAATATCTGACCGTTGACATGAAGAAAATCAACGAGGCGGTCAAAATGGGAGCCCGTGAGATCCCCGGCGTGAGGATCTTCGAGGAAACCTCAACCGTATTCAGGTCATAAAAACGAAAGGAGATAGAGAGTATGGCGGCAACAAATTTACCGGCAACACAATCTAAGGCGGCGGACATCCGGGCGCTTCTGGAAAAGTCAAAAAAACAAATGGCTATGGCGCTGCCCAAACATTTGACGGCGGACCGTCTTTTGAGGGTAGCCATGACGAGTATCCAAAAGACGCCTAAGCTCATGGAATGCACCCCGCAAAGCCTTCTGGCGTGTGTCATGACGTGCGCCCAACTCGGCCTTGAGCCGGATCAATTTCTCGGTCAGGCTTACCTTGTACCGTTCAAGGATACTAAGAAGAATGCAACGATCTGTACCCTGATCCCCGGTTATCGCGGGTATATCGCCCTTGCCCGGCGGTCCGGGGAGATGCAGACCGTTTCCGCCCAGGTCGTATATTCCAATGATGACTTTAAAATCCAGTACGGGATCAATGACACCCTGGAACATACGCCAGCCATGAACGGCGACCGCGGGGATCCTGTCGGCGCCTATTGCATCTTCAAATACAAGGACGGCGGATATTCCTTTGACTTCCTCCCCGTATCGGAAATCGAGAAGGTCCGCAAGCGATCTAAGGCGGCAAGTGACGGCCCTTGGGTGACGGATTGGGATGAGATGGCGAAAAAGACGGTTATCAAACGTCATGCCAAGCTGGCGCCCTTATCCGTGGAGTTTCAACGGGCCGTCGCCCTGGAAGAACGGGCGAACCTGGGAGAAAGTCAATCGGATCTTCTCGGCATGGATGACGACAATGTTATTGAGGCCGAGGCCGGCGCCGATGACCAAGCCGATTATCTCAAGGCTTTCGAGGCATCAATCCCTAAAGATACAGATGCGGCCCTTTTGGAAAGATTCCTGACGGTGACGGCGGAGCGGAATAAGACCACCGTTGAAACCTTGAAGATCGAGGCCGGCAAGAAGCCCGCCGACTTCTGGAAGTTCTACGGAGCATGGGCGAAGCAAGAACAGGCGAAAGCGGCAAAGGGAGGTAAAGAATCGGCTAAACAGGCCGATCCCGCCGGCGCTCCCGATCCGGAAGCGATGTCCGGCCCCTGCCCCAACAACGGCGACAAATTCAAGGCATCATACTGCGGCGGCTGCCCGGACCGTAAGGGCTGCCCCGCGTGGTAAAAGAATACCATACCTCCCTCCTTGAAGGCCCGCCGGAGCCTACCAAAAGGAATCCGGCGATTATAATTATGACGCAATTACTTACCCCTGCTGATGTCGCATCGCTATTGCAAATCTCCGTCCGCACGGTGTATGACCATGCACGGAGGCTCGGCGGGTTCTACCCCGCCGGGATTAAAGTGCTGCGATTTAGGCCGGAGGTGATTTATGGGAGTGTGGAAGGACAAGGAAACGCGGTCATGGACATATACGGTCAGCCACTACGGCAAGAGAGACATCTATGAACGGCAAAATCTATACGATCAAATGCGAAATATGTGGCACCCAAATAGTAACCAACTACTTCAACCGCCGGTGCTGTTCCGATGAGTGCCGCCGAGAAGACGTTGCGCCCAAGCGGCGTGGCGCTGGGAGCTATTTATAGGAGGGAAAGCATGAAAGAAATTATCGTAAACACTCAACAGGAAATGGACGCCATTGATGTCAAATTTGACGGCGTAATCAAAATCTGCGGTATCGGTATCAAGGTCAAACTGCGGTATAAATATCGAGTTGAGGCCAGGGAAAACAGTTCAGTCGTGGCCTGGGGAAACAGCTCCGTTGAGGCCTGGGGAAACAGCTCCGTTGAGGCCATGGAAAACAGTTCAGTCGTGG